CGACGCCGCTGCTGCCCTGGAACGGGGTGTAGGCGGCAGGCACGCCGTAGATCGAGGGCACCTCGTAGTCACCGATGCTGGCCACCCCGAGGATCAGCTCGCCGGTCGTCGCCCGCAGACCGCGCAACCGGGACCGCACGGTCAGGTTCGCCGCGATGCCATCCGGGTCCAGGCCCAGCCCCTCGATGTGCGCCATCGTCAGGTTGATCGTGTCGGCCGCGTCGGCGCCCGCGTTGACCGCGAATGCGTGGCCGCGAATGCCGCCGACCGGGAAGCTCGCGGGGGCGTTGACGCCGAAGATCACGGCGCCGTCCAGCGCCATCGCGATTGCCTGGCTCAGCAGCGGGCGGCAGTAGCCCCACAGGTTGATCGACGTGTCCTCGATCATCTTGTCGGGGATCGCGATGACCGCCGCGACTTCCTCAGCGGTGAGCTGCGCGGGCTTGAGCCCGATGTCGGTGTACGGCTTGCGGCCCGTGCCGGTCGCGGTGACCCACGACGCGGTCGGCAGCGTTTTGGGCACGGGCATCGACTCGACGCCGGTCCCCATCGGGACGGTCTGGCACAGTTGCAGCGCGGCGGACTGCCGCGTGGCCTCTTGCAGGATCGTGGTCGAGAACTCGGGCGGGATTACTCCACTGAAATCGCCTAGAGCCATCGCTGGCCTCCGGTAACGCGAGCAGGTGTGTGGGACACACCGCTTTCTGCGCTACCGGCGCTGGCGAGCGTCGCGCTCGGTCCAGCCGCCCGGTCTAGGCGTCGCGCCGTCGTGAACGCGCGGGTTCGGTGACCGCTCTGCCGCTGGCGTCGCGCCGCACGGCATCGGGGTCAGGCTAGCATCCGGTGGCGGCGTCGTCGTCTGCCGTCCGGGCGGACCGGCCGCTGATTGCTGCGGGTGATCATCCACCCGGGGCAGCGGCAGCCGCGCACCGCGCACCGTGACGCGCCGCGCCGCTCGTGCGCCGCGAGGTCGTGCCCGCACTGGCAGAGCGGCAGGCCGGTCACCAGCCCTTAGGCCCGCCCTTGAGCACGCCGCGCAGGAAGTCGTCGCCCGGCGTCGCGCCGCGCGGCCCGGCCGGGACACCGGGGCCGTTGACCGCTGGCGCGGCGGCCTGCGCCAGCCGCTCGACCAGCCGCGCCAGGGCGCGCTTGTCGATGTTGCCCGCGTCGTCCACGAACCGGGCCAGGTTCAGGTCGCCGTCATCGAGCATCTTGCCCGGGTCGGCCAGCTTGCCGATTGCCAGCGCCCGGAACTCAGCCGCCGCGAGCATCAGCCCGGTCGTCTTCGCGGCGTCCTTGCGGCCTTCCTCGCGTGCCTCCGCGACCGCACGCTCCTGGTCGGTCATCTGGCCCTGGCGGAGCTGCGCGATCTGCCGCTCGAACTCCCGCGTCCGCGACCGCTCGCGCTCCAGCGCGGCCTCCAGGTTGGCGATGCTGCCGGCGTCGCCGCCGGACGGTGCCGGGGCGGGAGCTGGCGCGGGTGCCAGCGGCGGGGCGGGAGCTGGCGCCGGGGCCGGCTGGCCAACCTGCGAGGGCAGCGGCGGGACGGCGGGCTCGGTCGGGGCGGTCATGCGGCGTTCCCTTCTTGCACGGCGCCGTCAGGCTGCGGCTGAGCCTGCGGCTGCGGTGCGATGACGATCGGCGCGGGCGGCGGCGGCTCGGCGGCCTTGAGCGCCTTCCAGTCCTCGATCTGCTGCGGCGTCGCGCCGAACAGCGCCCAGAGCGCTTCCTGCGGTATGCCGATCGTGGCGAGCTTGGTCAGCGCGTCCGCGAGCTGCGCCTGCGACCGCGTCTCGAAGTCCTTCCAGATGACCTCGGCGTCCACCATCGTCGCGCCCGGGTCACCGACCAGCCCGAGCGCGAACCGCATCACGTCGGTCCACGTCTCACCGATGAACTCCGAGCGGTCGCTGACCTTGCACACCAGCCCGGCCTCCGCCGCCTTGATCGCGTCGGCGGACAGGTTGACCAGCCGGGCGGTCGGGAAGTAGTACGCCGGGGTCTGCGTGATCGACGCCAGCGCCTCAACGTCCTGCTGGACCGCGTTCAGGTAGCCGCCCAGCGAGTCGCCCGGGAACGAGCCGAACCGCCCGGCCGGGTCCTCGTTGGTCAGCAGCCGGTTAGCCCCGATGTCCCACGGCTTGACCAGCATCGTGCTCTCGGTGCCGTCCGCGCTGGTGATGATCTGCCGCGCGAGCTTCACGCCGGACGCCCATATCTGCCGGAACGCGCCGAAGTCCGACGCGACGCAACGGTTAAACAGGGTCGTGTGGATGCGGTCCTGGATCGGTATGCACGCGTCCAGCTCCGACGCGCCGTGCGCCGTGGTGCGCGGTATCGGCACGACCTCGAACAGCCCCACATCGCCCGCCGGGTTCAGCGCCACCTCGGCGCCCTTGCCGCCCGGCCGCCACGTCGCGATCTGGTCGGGCAGGATCACGACCTCGGTGCGTGCCAGCGTGATCGGGTCGGTGTACCGCTTGTAGCCCGCGATCCGCTTGCGCCGAGATCCCGGCTCGTACAGCACCGTGCATTCCAGCGGCGACTCCGGGGTGATCGACACACCGGACGGGTTCGACTCGTCGGGCTGCACCAGCGCGTAGCCCGAGCCGGTGACCAGCGCGTCGCGCTGAACCATCTTGTGATCGGCGTTCATGTGGTTGGCCTGCCAGATGGCGCTGGCCTGATCTGAGGATGAGCCGAACCGCCAGCCCGCCACCGACAGCCGCTCCGCTACCGCGTTGACCGTCAGGCAGCACCAGTTCTCCGCCGACTCGTCCAGGAACTTGCGGAACGTCTGCCGCTCCTGCGTGTCGAGCAGTGCGATGATCCCGGCGCCGCCTTCGTAGTAGGCCAGGTACACCTCAGCGCGCGGGATCTGCCAGTCAAGCTGCTGAGCGCCCGCCGCGCGGACATCATCCAGGTACGTCATCGGTGCGCCTCCGCAGAACGGGCTGTAGCGAGCGCCCACCGCGAGCGCTCGCGGCGTGCCAGGCCCGCCGGGGTATGCCAGGTGCCCCGGCCGTCCTGCGCCAGTTCTAGCCCGTCCTGCCGCGCGAGCTGGCCCCGGCGGTTGACCCGCATCACGGCGGGCTCGCGGCAGATGATGACCGGCCGCACGATCTGGCCGTAGTCCGCGATCTGATGGGCGTCGAACAGCGCCAGCGTCGCGAACGTGGCGTGGCACCGTGCGCAGTGAAACTCGTTGCGCTTGACCTGGCCGCAGCAGTCCACAACCGCATCGTAGGCTCACCAGCCGGCGGCGGCATATTCCTCGGCCTCCGCGATCCGCCGCAGCGCCCGGTCCAGGCCCATCACCGCCGCGACCAGGCCGTCGATCTTCTCCGCCGACTTCTGCCGGTCCAGCTTCACGTTGCCCGACGCGTCGGTGCGGGTGACCGCGTTGCCCGCCTGCCAGCGCATGATCCCCGTGCCGCCGTGGTGGAGCAGCCCCGCCGCGATCAGCCGCAGCATCTCAGCCGTTCCCGCCGTCATCGACCGAGCCGCCTGGCCCATCGGCAGCATCGTCCAGCCGTCGTCGGCCAGCTCGCTTGCAAGCTGGACCGCGTTCCACGGGTCAAACCCGACCTCACGCACCTGGAACGCATCCCGGTCAGCCTCCAGCGCCACCCGGATAGCGCCGTAGTCGGTGACCACCGAATCGGTCAGCACCAGCTCGCCGCGCGAGATCCACACCCCCGCCATCCCGCCGGTTCGCCGGTTCAGGTCCTCCAGCCGCGCCGCCGGGGCGAAGTGACGCCACAGCAGCCGGTACGCGCCGCCCTCATCCTCGTTCGGCGGGAACGCCAGGCAGTACGCCGCGAGGTCCTGAGTCGTGGCCAGGTCGAGGCCCGCATAGCACTCGCGGCCCGCCAGCACCCCGGCCAGCTCCGCCGCCGGGACCGGCCCCGCCGACTCGTCCCACACCGCCAGGTTGATCGCCCGCCCGAGCTTCGTCACCGGCTGATTGAGCCGGTACTGGCGGAAGGACCGCAGCGCCGCCGGGTTGCGCTGCGCCGTCGTGCATTCGCTGGCCAGCACGCGCGGCTCCAGGAAGTCACCGAGCGCCGGGTTGGCCTGCTTCCACGTCGCCGGCTTCGTCCAGTCCGCGTCATCAGCGGCGCGGTAGATCACGACCAGCCGGTCCGCCTCCAGCTCAGGATCTTCCGCGATCCGCTCCGACCATTCGCGTTCGCTGGCCGCGAACCCGGACGGGTCGTTCTCCGCCGTGGTCACCAGCAGCAGCAACGGCTGAGCCCGCGCGCCCATGCCGGTCCGCACCGTGTCGAACAGATCCCGGTCGCGCTGGGTGAGCAGCTCGTCAATGTAGGCGCCGGACGGGTTCTCGCCCAGGTTGCCCTCCGCGTCGCCCGCGACCACCTGGTAGAAGCTCCCGGTCGTCTCATCCACGATCCGCTGCGCACCCCGGATCACCGCCAGCCGGTCGCGCAGGATCGGGCTGTTGGTCACCATGCGCTGCGCAACGTGGTAGACCAGGCCCGCCTGACCCGAGTCCAGCGCCATGCCGTACAGCTCAGCCCCGGCCTCGCCATCAGCGCACAGCAGGTACAGGATGCAGCCCGCGACCAGCTCCGTCTTGCCGTTCTTGCGCCCGATCGACAGGTACAAGATCCGGTAGCGCCGCGTGTACCGGCCGCGCCACTCATCCCAGATCACCGTCCCGAACAGCGGCGACAGGATGCGCTGGTACTGGAAGCTCGCCGGGATGAACGGCTTGCGGTTGTAGTCGCCCTTCGTGTGGGTCAGCAGCTCGCAGAAGAACGCGCGCACATGGAGCGCCCGCATCAGGCACCAGTGATCGCCGCGCTTGCGGCAGGCCCGGCCGTCAAACTCGAACCGGCAGACCGGCGGCGCGTCAGCGGCGGCGGCCATAGCGCTGCCAGGCCGCGCCCGCCACCGACCCCGACGCGAAGCACAGCGCCGCCCAGCGGTCGGACGGCACCGCGATCAGGTCACGCGTGATCAGCACCGCCACGACCACGATCAGCACAGCGGGCACGACCAGCAGCACGTACCTAGCCACGCCCGGTCAGCAGCCTTTCGCCATGCGCGATCGACGCCCCGGCGTGCAGCCCCGACCGAGCGCTAGGTGTCAGCCCGAACTCACGGGCCATGTTCCGCAGCGCTGCCTCAGCATCACGCACCTGGCCCCAGAGCGGATTCTTGACCAGCACCGTCTCCGCCTCGCCATCCTCACCCACCGCGCCCTTGCGGCGGAACACGGGCGGCGAGTTGGCTGCCATCTGCGCGAGGCGACGCCACCTGGCAAAGCACTCACAGTAGGCCGCCAGCATGTCCACGTCCGCCCCCGACAGCACGCCCATCGCCAGCAGATGCGGGGCCAGCTCCCCCCACTTGCGCTGCGCCTCGGCGCTGAGGTACGGCGGCATGGACACCGGCAGGTCGGCAGGCTGCGGCTCGTCCAGGTTGACGCGCTCGGGGTGATCGCCGCGCAGGACCCGCAGCTTCGTCGGCCGGGGTGAGTAGCCTCGCGCTCCCACCTCAGTCGCCGCCGAC